AATAGCCCCTCCAACAACGCCTGTAATGATAGCGGTGAGCACGGCCCGCCATAACCATTTGATATCCTGTTCACCTTCACCAATACGCTTGTTCGTATCGTCGATACGTTTATTCGTTTCATCGATTCGATGATGGGCGGACCGCGCCCGCTGGTCTGCTTCTCGGGCAATGTCATCAGATTTATCCAGTTTTTCAACGAGCCGATTGACGCTTGAAGCCATCTCGTTTATGGCTCTTATATTGGTTTCCTGCATGATTTCGAGCCGGCCAACCTTGACCGATATTTCAGTTAGCGCCTTTGTTTCCGCTTCGCTCAAGCAAATGCACCTCCTTCCCGTCCGTTTACGGACATAAAAATAGCCCCGATCGGCTCAGGGCTGGTTAATTAAAGTTAGTATTCATCCAGACTCTTCTGATGGTACCAAGCAAAAGGGCGGCTATTCGGCGTTTGCCTGCAACGCTAGGATGGAGCCCATCTCCAAGATAAATTGATTGCGTAAGTTTGTTCAATCCCATTTCATTATATAAATCAACAACGGGCAAACCATAAAATTGCCCTATTTGCTTCACCATATCAGCATATTCTTTCATGCTGGTTCGTTCAGTAGTACCGGTATTGTCAGTCCATGCTCTTGATGGCGTGAGAAGAATAATGATTGCTTTAGGTATTCTGGCAAGCAATCCCTCAATTAATGTTTGATAGGCGCCGACAAAAGTATTCGTGTTAAATGCTGATCCTACGGGCTGCAACGTTCCTATTGTAGCATTGCCGCCCTGATCATTTGTTCCGCCCATGATTGTAATGAGCTCCGTCGTTGTGGTTACATTATCTTTTTCTTTCCACATCCCTCCTGATCCAGACATCCATCTCCCGCCAACAGCAATATTATTAATTACCGGAACAGGAAGAGCCTCGGCAACATATTCATAATACCTACCAAATGTAATACTATCGCCAATAAGGGTCCATTCTCCAATGGCAATATCTTTACGATTGAAAAAGCTCCCCCCTCGTATGCCTAATAGATGAATGGGATAAGAAAAAGGAACCACTGTACCCCAAAAAACACCAAATATCACGTAACCAGTATACGAACCAATATTATGCAGGTTGGCTAATTCTATATTGTCGTTTTTATAGCAGATAAAATAAAGAGTACCTGCTCCAATTTCCGGGAATGTTTTGGACCCTGCATTAAGCGTAAAAAGCCTATTGGCTGTGAACAGATTCGACGTTGTATAACTGATCGTTTTAGTTACGAAATCGATGGAAAATCGAGTGGTCCCGCCTAAGATTAAATTAGAATTGCTTCCACTGCCGCCGCCGCTTCCCGCCGTATCTACTGGCACACCATTGTACCCAAGAACTCCTCCTATGTCGCTAATTTTAACGAGCACATCTTGATTGGGAAGGTTCGTTGCCCCGATCGGCTTCTTAATGATCATATTCAGCATCCCTCCCTATTTAAGCGTATTGTAATTCTGGGTCAGCTCCGCAGTTGTCAAAGCCCTCGTATAGTAACCCATATTTTTTATTATTGCTTGATTATTAGTCGAACCAAATACTAAAGGAGCAGTACTATCTATGATAAATTCTCCTTTTGTAAACTGATAAGACTTCGCAAGTACATTATCGACATATAAGTGCAAACTTGCCGCATCTCTTACTGCTACGACATGATAAAATACATCATCTGATTTTTCTTCGGACAACAATTGGGGAAACTCCACAGCTCCGTTTGTTTTTCCTTTTATATTTAGTGCAAATTTATTCAAATGGTTATAACCGAAAACAAGCTGCGCATCATTCGGTGCAATTTTACTAAATAAATTAACTGCAGCATTACTCGCCCCTTTGATAGGTTTGACGGTTGCAAAAGCTGTAAAGTGCGCAGTCCCCATAAAAAAATCATCTTTGTTTGCTATCGTTTGATTTAAAGCTGGGTTATCTTGATACAACAACAAAGAGCTGTCATTGACGTATCCAGGCACAGAACCGATGGTATAAACAGCACTCTGTACGGAGCTGACGTTCCCCGCCGTATCCTTGCCAAAAAATCTTATCGTCATACTGGCAGCTACATTAATCGGTGCGCTATAAACAGGACTATTTATCGATGGGGCGCTGCCATCGGTTGTATAGTAGATGGTCGCTTGCTCATTGGCCGCTAACTTGACCGATTGGGCGGTTGGATACGTTCCCCCCGACGGGCTGGCCGTCACGATCGGCAGCGTAACATCCGGGATGTTGATCGTATATTCTTGAGCCTGTATATTGCTAATGTTCCCGGCAACATCCCGACCAAAATACTTTAGCGTGGTAGTCACATTAATAGCTATAGGAGCCAGATACACCGCGCTGCTGGTCGTCGGGGTGCTGCCGTCCAAGGTGTAATAGATCGTCGCCTGCTCATTGGTCGTCAAGGTTACCGTTTGTGCTGCAGCGTAAGTCCCGCCAGCTGGCGAAGCCGTAATTACCGGCGGCGTTGCATCGGAGCTTTCGGCCGTCGTAACGGTTACTGCTGTTCCGGAAGCGATATTGCCCGCCGCGTCCTTTGCTTTTACTGTGAACGTATACTGAGTGTTCTGCGTCAATCCTGTAACGTTATAGGTGGCACCCGCAACGCTGCCGATCTGCGTCGTCCCGCGGTAAACATCGTACCCAACACAATCATTCGAAGCGGAAGCCGTCCAAGACAGCGTTAGGCTTGTTGCGGTTACATTGGATGCCGTTAGGTTGGTCACATTATCCGGAGCCGTTGTGTCCACCGGGGTGGCTGCGAATAAACCGGTAGTTTGCAGAGCTTCCGCACGCCACGGAACAGTACTTTTAATAATCACTTCTTTAAATGGTTTGAATTTGCTATTCCAGACTTCACCTGCTTTTACAGTGCGGGTTTGGCCGTGAATCGTAAAAGTAAGGCTCGCTGCGCCCACCTTGCCGGGTTCCGAGTCGTTGCTGATGACGAGTCCGATCATTTCACTCGCAAATTCTTTCGTCAGGTCGCCGGTTCCTTCGAATGGTTCCGCGGCGGTTTCAATCGATGCCTGCATTCGGTACGCCCCGCCGGACCCTTGCAAGGGTTCAAACTCCTTAGTCTCCTCATTCCAATATTGAGGTATGATGATTCCTTTTTTGTCGCGCTTCAGTTGCTTCTCTGTATAGGACATCTACTTATCCTCCCTTCATGATAACTCGGACTCTATATTGATCGTGATATAGCCCTTATTTGGAAATCGTTCAACACTAGCGTCGGGATAGGTTACTTTAAATTCTGCCAACATCAACCCAGGCTCCGCGACTTCGCCCGGTTCAAATGCAAAGCACGCCTGGCCTGCGGCAGCATCAAGCACAATAGCATCTCGATCGGCTACAACGGACCGGCAGCCATACTTGACCATGACTAATTTCACGTCGGCGCCGGTCAAATCGACCGCGTTCCCTCTGGGTGTCTTCAGACTGGCTTTTATCGCTGTTCGGGTATCATGCCGCTTCATGATCAGCGTCATCACTCCACCTCTTTCTTTTCAACAACCACCTGTGCGGGAGTAACGTATTCAAAGATTGATTCGACTTTTACGAGTGATACGTCGATCATATTTTCAGTTGATTCGAGCTCAATGCTTTTATCCAAGGATCCTCACCTCATTTGCATAAAAAAGCCCCGCTAAAAGCAGGGCGATGTCGTTATGCGGTTTTAGGCATTGCAAGGATATTGGTTTCTCGCTATCTGTAATATAGCCTTTTGTGACGGCTGATTGAAGTATTGTTTCATCGATAACATTGTTACACCAGCACATTGCAAAGTAGGCAAACAATCTGCTATTCATCACTCATGCCACCTCTTAAGTATTTGGAAACAGCAAGTAATTTACCGTATCCATGAGAATCTTATTTTGCTCTTTCAACTGGTCAAGGTCGTTCTGTAGTTGCTCGATTACGGTGAGACGCTTTTGCTGTTCATCGCTCACGTCAAAAGTCAGTTTCTTTGTTAAAGGATCTACTTGGATGTCTCGGGCTACCGCGAACTGATCCCGATATTGCCCATACTCAAGTTGCACATAGTCCACTTGATCTTTGTCATAAATCTTAAGGTTCGTGTACAATTCGAAGTCTTCATCAAACGTTGATTCCCTCACAAGACTTCCGGCACGTTCTCCTGTATCAACAATATATTTCCCTGTTGCTTTCTCAAAATATATTCTTCGGCCAATCTGCTTCTCCATTTCATACCTCCATAAACTAGACTATCCAATTGCAATCCATTCAAAAGATATGGCGTGATTTGCAGTGTACAATGTAAAGCCTGAGCTGTTGATAACATTGCCAGGATAATCATTAATTTTTCGGGGTTCGTATTTGCCACTGTCTACCCAATGGGAGTACTCAGTACTCGACATCTCTTCTGAATACCATACTTGAACTGGTCTTGCAAACGGGGAATCAGTGCCATAACGCAAAATCAAAATAAACTTGGGTTTAAATCCTATATTTCCTGATCTACAAAATGCATCATTCCCCGGAGAAGTTCCTCGGGCATATCGATAAGGTTTTTGCGTGCCCCAAACACCTAAGATATTTTTTCCTTCTAGTATATTCTCAGCTTTGAAATCACCTGCAGGTGCTGTGACCCAAGAAGAGCCATTATAGTACCCGTTAGGAGGCTGCAAAAAAACTCTATCACCTTGCCAAACAGTATAGTTGGTTGACGGCATATGGTCATTTTGAGATGATCTATTTGGCATAGTACCAGTACGCTTTACTCCATGTGACCAATAGGTATAGCCTGATAGCATAGCACCATCATCTGTGGTCACATCGCCTGTCCATACAATCCAAGCGTCATCGTAATAAACCTCTGGATACCCCGTACTCGTTGACTCCTTATACGCGCCATGGTGCAACCTTATATAAATCCTGCCGTTTTGTATTACAAGGCTTTGTACGGCTGAAAAATTTGGACGTTTTGACAATGTTCCTTTTTTTAACACTCCATCATCATAACCGCTGTATCCCTCTGTTAACCAAGCTGGGTCAAGCACTGCATCATTTGTGAAGTTACCTGTAACGCCGAATATTTCTACACCAGATTTAATGTTAGCAGGCACCAGATCATGGTCCCGAATGAATACTCCGGCAGTAGCCCCGTCATAATAGCCGGCAGGTGGATACGTGTCGACACCTGTATCTGCGTTGCTATTAGACCACGGATTTTCAACAAATGTATTTCTTTTATCTGGCATGGTGCCGGTTTTCTTGGATCCGCCTTGATAAAACGTTTTGCCTGTCAAAACTTCGCCAGCAGAAGCTGTCGCATCGTTTGAAATCGCACTGATCTTACTCGCCAACTGCGCGAAGGAGTCACTACCGCTTGCTGCCTGTCCCATGCCAGTAATAGCGGTAGCGACCGCATTTTTTCCGTTACTGGCTGACTGAAAAGCCTCGTCTGCTCTGTTCATGGCGGCAACTACATCCTGCTTGTGCGCGATGCTGTTCCATGCCCCCCATGAACCGCCACCGCCAATTTGGGTTGGGTTACCTTGTCGCCAAAATAATTGATTATTATTATATCCAGTTGCTATTTGCATGATGGTGTCGCCCCCACCACGAGAGACGATAAGCTGTCCATAGTCGACACCATTTGGAGCGTTGACATACCCACTTCCTGCAAGCCTATAGAATCCTGACTCGACAACATTATTTAGGTCGGCCCCTCCATTAACATATCTTTCTTTGGGAACGGAAGCCGAAGAAACGGCGTCAACATCCTGTTTCCGAGCAATATGTGTCGCGGCCGTTGGTGCCCCTACATGTGCCTGCCCGTCTACTCCGCGCTGCATGATCGTACTCGCCGTAGCTGCAGATGTTGACTCGCTTAATTTAGCTGTATTGGCATTAATCTCGGCACCCACTGTATTCATATCTTCCGGTCGCACTACATCTTCTTCTTTCCAATCCGTTTTAGCCATTATGACGTTACCTCCCGTACTTCTATCGTTTGCAGCATTAAGTGATCTGTAGTAATTGGGATATTCACGTTATTTGAGCTGAGTATCTTGTCTGCTGCATCCTTCAACTCAATAAGCGTAATCAATGATACGCTAGCCGCCGGTACGATGTAGTTCAATGCAACTGAAGACCCCGATACCTGTTTAACTCTAAAATTTGTAATGACGTAAGAGCCGTTGATGACAACTTTATTGATGCGAGTGTTTATATAAACCGCTACATCATGTAAAAAGTCTTGATTAATCATACGACAGGCACCTCCGGCCCCAATGTTGCAAATGGCTTTTTACCTAACCGCCACGAGCCATCCAATTTATAGTTCCAAGTAATACCCTTCATGGAGATGCGTTCAGCAATGCCAATGGCCTCCCGCAAAGAGGTATTTTGCTGATATATCAAATTAGCCGGCTTAATCGTTTCGACTGTATGCTGGACCTCTTTAAAAACGGAAGCATTGTCAATATTGGCCGTCACCGTCAGCACGAAAGCTTGCACATCAACGGATGCGATTGTCATTCCCGGACCGACCAAGTTGTCGAGCTGCTGCTGCAGATACCGGATCGTGAACGGCGGCTTGGTCTGATACCGGTTCAAAATACGGCGACGCCGGAAGTCCAATGTCTCCGTAGTCGGGTCAGCCTGAATGCCTAACATCTGCTCGCGCCGCTTGATTGCCGGGAGCCCCGCCGTCATAACAAACTGATCGTCAAAAAGCTGGTCCACCGCGCCTTGTAATGTGTCCAGCTCTATCGTTTCTGTATTGTCCAGCTCGTCGAAGTCTTCAATGAGCCGGTAATAGTCTGGCAAGTGCGTTAAAATGCGCTCAGGCATGTATAACCACCGTCCCTATCATCGGAATTTCATCGGCTCCGAGCGTCAGATTGGCCGCGACTCCATTGATTTTAGTGCCTGTTACATCCTCTACGCCGGTCACGGTCAAGATACGCGCATCAATCTGTGCGGTGCGAACAATCAACTGCTGCTGATTGACCCAATCTTGCCGAAGCTCCAGCAGATAGGCGGATACTGCTGCCTCAACATCTGCTTGTACTTGCCCAGGCGTTCCACCGCTCGCCAGCGTTAACGTTGTCTCGATATTCATAGTCTGACCGCTTACACCTGCTATGGTAACCTTATGACCGATTGAAGCCTGACCAAACCCCTGACCGCTATTGACGGTCGGGTCCATAATGGTCTGAACCTCATTAACCAAGGTTGGGGATGGTACTGACCAGTCAGCGGCAATAATCGTACACTTGACCGTCCCGCCGCCCTGCCAGACGGGATATACCTTGGTTGCCCCAACGCCCGGTATCGCGTTGATCCGCTGCTTGTAATCTGCGACGTTCCCGCCAAAAGGCGGTTCGTTCACTGCCGCATAAAATCGTTCCCGAAGTGCGCTATCCGTCTCTGCATCCTCGCCCGGAACCAATACGTCGGCCAGCTCCGCCCGAACCAAGCCGGCTACATAATCAATGGGCAACAAGTTCCCAAATTGCTGATTGCCGATCGTACCGGACGATTCGCACGTTAGACTGTATATTCCGGTATTGATCCGTTTTTTGGCTACGTAGGTCAGTTTGCCAATTGCATAGCGGCTTCCTAGCGGCACATCCATAAGCACGTTAGCCGAGTTGTAAAACAAACCCTTACGTTCGGCTAGGGTCGCCCCCGCCCGATTAACGCCAAACTCCGCCGTTTTACGGCTCAAATACTCGCCGCTCGCTGTGTCGGCAAATGATAGCTTGTAATTGACATCGAGTTCAATGTACATTTGTGCCAGCTCCGCCGCGGCCGGGGAACATGCGTCATAGATTACGCTTCCCTCCCGTTTATCAATGGTGTCCGGCACTCGGGAGAGCATCCGCTTCAAAATAAAATCATATGTCATATGCTCATACATTCCGGCTTACCTCCTGCTCAAAACTTCCATACTGCGTCACGACGGTAAATTTGAGCGTCATTTGATCCCCGCTAATGTTAACCGTTACGCTTTGCACGGCCTGAATCCGGTCATCCTGCAGCAGCGCCTCCGAAAGCATCCGCGTTGCCTCGGATTGGACAAATTCCGGGCTATTCCCGAGCAATCGGGTCAACTCGTGGCCGTAATTGAAACTGTAAATGTCGTACCAAAACCGGTCGGTCTGCAATACCTTAAACACTGCTTGTTTAATCGCATCCAAGCCGTCAATCTTGCCCGCGATCTTCCCCTTGTCGAAATCAAACTGCCACGTTAAGGAGGGCTGTTGGACCTCGCGAATTGATGCGTTAGTCACGCTCGCTCCCTGCGGTATCACGCCTCCACCACCCTATCCAGTATCAAATATTGCTGCCCGCCTTGTAAGCGTAGCAACAGCACCTTATCACCGCTCTGCAGTCCGCGACGGATGACGACCGGCTCTTGCGGCAGTGCGGGCTCTGTCGTCCCTGTTGCAGATCCTTCGCCGGTATTGTCCGTATACTGGTGCGTATGGTGCAGCAGCAGCTCGAAATGTATTAATGATTCCGGCACAATCAAAAAGCCTGCTGTAAGTGTAAACCGTTGATCAACGATCACTTCCAGCGGACTATCTTTTGTGACAATACCGAACATGACTGCTGTCGGGTTGCTGGCCGAAACAGCGTCCATCGCAGCCTGTTTGACCGTGCTCAGCAAATCAGCCATTTACACCACCCTCATGTCAAGCGTCATTGTATGCTCGGCGCTATCAAAATTATGCGTGCATTCATCCACTAGCAAAGCCTGATCGACGCCGTATTCCTTTATCATGATCCGGACACGCATGCCGGCGCGTACTCGGATGTCGCCAAGAGCGCTAAGCTTTAACGACTTCGTTTCTCTGTTCTTCAGCGTCGCCAGTTTAT